CGCGAAATGTTCCGTTGCCGGTGGGCACATCTAACTTGATGGTTTCTGAAATAATGTGCTCAAGCTGACTGTTAACCGCTTCCACCAAGTAAGCGGTTGAATCATATTGCGGCGAATCCGCTGTGACGCGAATCAACACATTTGTATCGCTTGAATAGGTCAGGTCCTGGCTTGTGTCGATGGTCGACCAAGTAGTTGGCGCGGCTGCTGTGGCTGACTCATAAAGCCAGCCGGCGCGAAAGTTTGTGATGTGAATGGCAGCCATTAATTAAAAAACCCAGGCGGGAAGGTTGCCCCGCCGCGCCTGGGTTGGGTGTGGTGACCTAACGAACAAACAACAGGCGAATCAGGCGGATGCCTTTTTCTTGGCGGCTTTGGCTTTAGGCAGCGCGAGCGGTAGGTCTGCGCGCTTCCAATAAGGTGGCTTCCGGTAAACGCTCACGCCGGCATACTTGCCAGACGGGTTTTCGCGCTCTGCAATGAATGCGGCTTTGCATGTGTCAGGGTCGCCCATGGCAATGAGCTCGGGCGAGCCATCAGGCAAAAAGCCAACGGTGAATGAAGTCTTAAATATCATAATGATTTATTGGTCGGTGATTCGAATTAAAGCGTTTTGATTTCCCACACTGCATCCGTAGAGAATACCAACGGTGAGATACCACTTGCCCTCAGTCGGGCGATAAAATTTTCTAGTCTGAAATGGCAAACCCGTGCGCGGCTCAATGTTGTCGATGACTTCCACATTGCCATAACTCGGGCGGCTCACTTGGCGCGCTGCAATGCATAGCGCGCTCGGGTGACAGTAAAAGCCTTGCAGGTTGTTGCCGGTCGGGATGTCTTGGTATTCGGCAACCCCAAAACCATGAATGGTTGAAAGCTCGCCCTCTTGGATGGGTTGCGCTGTGCCGTAGGCACTGGCGTCAATGATGGCGCCGTCTTTGCTAAGGCTTGCCGTGTAAGACGGATTCAACATAGCGGTGCGCAATGAGCGCGGGCATTTGTTGGTCGTCAATGTGCTGGCGGCGTCTGCCAGGTTGTCGCTGTCGAAATTGGAGGCAGTAACAACCTGGGAGGCGCTAAAGTTGCCAGGCGTAACAAGCCCAAGCAAATCGTCGGCCACTGCTTTTGCTGTGGCATCTATCGCAGGGCGCAAAAAGGTGCGCTCTAGAATGGTTGGGCTTTTGAGTTTTGAAATCTCAAAATCGGTAAACGCCATCGAGAAACCTTTAAACTTATCAAGCGCAATCTCGATTGCTGTGCTTGTTACATCACTGGCGCTGTAGCCGGCGGACAAGTCCTTGACTGAAACGGAGGAAGGAACGCGGGTGGTTACACCATCACCGCGCTCCCTCACTTCCGTTGAGAAGTTGCGACTCACAAGCGAAAACGCAAAAAAGTTGGAAGACAGCAAGTCGAGCATTTGTTCGCTCACCGCTTCCAAATAGACGCCGCTTGTGAGTGCGTTTGCCATGCTATTAAGCAGACTTGATGCGCTTCAATGCGGCACCGTTGCCAACGGCTACGCCGTAAAGCACGCCCATGGTCAAATAGTGCTTACCGGCAACGTTGTCATAGAACGTGCGCAATTGCAGAGGAAGTTGTGTTGAACTATCTACGATGTCTGACACTTGAACGCTTCCATCCGCTGGCGCGGCTGGCGTGCGGGCTGCCAAACACAGAGCGGAAGGATGCAGCGCTATGGCGGCCAAGTTCTCGCTGTTGGTTGGGATGCCAGTGTATTCGTAAAGGTTAAACCCATGCACTCGTTGCGCAGCATTTTCTTGCACGGCATCAGAAGCCCCAAAGGAAGAGCTGTCCTGAATGATGCTATCCTTTTGAATGGACGCATAATAAGAAGGCGGCAAAATCAAGGCGCGCTCGGTCTTTGGACATTTGGCGGTGGTCAAGTCGGCTGCCAAGTCGGCCACTTCGTCGGCGTCAAAATTGGCGGCAGTAATGACCTCGTTCGAGCTAAAGTTTGCGTTTAGCACCAAGGCGAGCAAATCGTCCATAACGGCGTCAAGGGTGACCTCTAAAGCAGGGGCCAGAAACTGGCTGGAAAGCCAATCAAAGTTGCCTGCTTTTGATACCTCCATGTCGGTAAACGCCATTGAATAACCTTTGAACTTGTTCAAGGTTACGGTGACGGCGGTGGATGTGACATCCGTGGCAGCGTAGCCGCTGGACAAGTCGCTCGCGGTCATGCTGGAAGGCACGCGGGTGGTGACGGATTCGCCGGCGCCGCTAATGTCGGCACTAAAGTCGCGCGAAAAAGCGCGAAGCGGGTGGAACTGGGTACTTAGATAGTCAAGTGCCTGTTCACTGATTTGGGCGAGGTTGATACCTCCTAAACTATTGGCCATTTTTTATAGTCTTTCTTTTATGTTTTTAAGGTAGAAAGCGCGGCGCTCTTGGCGGTCCTCAATGGCGCTGTATTGCTGCCAAAGGGTTTCCATAGATGCCTCGGGTGCCGGCTCTTCGGTGGCTTCTTCAACTGGTGCCTCAACGCCAACAGATGCGGCAATTTCAACCGCCTTTTCCGCTGCGCTCTTCTGTTGCTCCTCAAGAAGTAAATTCGTCTCCTCAAGCAATTTGACTTTTTGCTCGAGTGCTTCGATGTCCTCGGCGTGTTGTGCGCCAAGCTTGGCAACCTCGTCGGCGTGGCTTGCTGCCGCGCCTTCGATTTCTGCCTGTAGGTTTTTATTTGCCTCGGTGGCTTCTTCCAATTTGCCGGATAGGCTGGAGAGCTCCACGTTGGCTTTCACTAAGTCTAGAATCGTTTTCATTTGTTTTTGTGGTGTTGGTTAAAGGTTGGTCATGAGCGCAATCACGTCTTGCAGGTCGTCAATCACGCCGTCTGCAAGGCCCGCCTCAACAGCCTCAAGGCCCTCGTAAACTTGGCCGGTCATTGAGTCGCCTGGGACGGTGCGCTTGACGTTGATGTCGTCTTTAAAGCGGTCGTGCCATTTGTTTACATTGGCTTGCAAGCGCTCGCGCGCTTCGTCGCTCAATGGCTTAAAATCCGCATAATCAAGCTTGTTCTCACCGGCGGCGATGGCGTTCACGCGCAAGCCCTGGTTGCGCAAATATTGGCTTTGGTCGAGCAATGCAATGTAAACGCCCACGCTTCCAACTTCGGCGCTTTGACTCAAAAGCACGTTGTCGGCTTGGCTCGCTATCCAGTAGGCCGCGCTGGCGGCGGTGCCTTCGGTGTAAGCAACAAGCGGCTTTTCAACGGCGCGCATCTTGGCGGCGAGCTCGGGCAAGCCGGTGATTGTGCCGCCAGGGCTGTCGATATGCAGCAAAATGGCGGTCACGTTTGGGTTGGCATCTGCCTCGGCTAATTGGGTCGCAATGTCGTCGTAATCTGTCATTCCAAACATGAGCTCCCAATCGGTAAGCATTTTGCCTAGGGGTCCATGGATGTGGATGATGGCAATGCCGTCGACTTCCTCCGGCGTGGGTGGCTCATAAGGGCCGCCGTCTTCGTCTTCCTCGTAGTGATACGCACGCGCGGCCTCCACGAGCGTGGAGTGGTATTCTGGGCGAATGGCCCATGGCTCGTTGGCCAACTTATGCGTCAATTTCGCTTTCATTATTAAAAACTGGGTTTGGTGTGCGTTGGCTTAAAAGGTGCAAGGCGGTTTCCATGCTCACGCTGTAGTCGTCGGCCAAGCGCTTGGCGCGCTCTAACAAGTCGCTGGCTTCGCGCTCAACTTGGTCGCGCATGTCTTGCCAATCGTGCCCGCGTTCGCCGGCATCTTCGCGCATGGTGCGCAAGCCCATCTTGATGGCGTCTTGGTTGGCTCGCGCTTCGCGGCCAAGGTCGACGGTGATTTTCTTCGGTGCTTGCCAATTGACGCGCCACCAGTTGTCTGATGGCGGCAGGTCGCCGCGCTTGATGCCGCGCGCAATGACCCAGCCCCAAACGCGATTGCAAAATCTGGAAACTAAAAGGTCCTGGCGCTCTTCAAATCGGCGGGCGGCTTTTTCTAGAATGAACCGGCTTGCGGTTCCTTGTTTGGAGGGTTCCACCACGAATTCGTAAGGAACGCCAAGACC